TATATAATATATAATATATTTTTTTTTTATTTATTATCTATTTTTACATAATTAGATTGAATTGTATTAGAAGAAGTCCCCATATTTGAAGCGGTATTTTTTAATTCTTCCATTGGTTTTTTAAATTTATCAGTTAAATAAATATTACGAAGCATAGAAACACCAATTTTTTTATCAAAAATTCTATTTAAAATTCTTGTGATGGAGTTAACTTGTTTTAATTCTTCGCCATGATAATCAACTAATAAAAAGTAATTTTTTTCTTTTTTTAATGGATGTATTTTTAAATATTGTAATAAAATATTTTGTAATATATCATTTACTGAAACTTCTTGTAATTGATATGTTCCTTTAGTTTTGTAATTATAAAATAAAAACTTTTTTGTAGTTGGCATATAATAATTAAAACTTTTATAATCATCCGTAAAGTCTTTAGTTGTCTTTAATACTTTCATTAATTGATAATCTTTATTACGTCTAGGTTCATTTAAAACATAAAGTGCAAGAACAACATAATCTAAAATATCATCATATTGTTTTTCATTTAATTTTTTTAGTTTAAATAAAGGATCAACTTTTTTTGTATATTCATCAAATATTTCTTGAACCGCCTTCTGACTGATCCAATTTTCAACCTGTGTATCTGATTTAGTATTATTATTTTTTAATTCCTTGTTTAGTTCCATCATTTTATCATAATAATATTTAAATTCTTTATCAAATCCTTTCATACCTTTTATAGTGCTTACAATACTAATCAAATATGTTCTTTGAGAATTTGGTTTTAAGTGGTTTATTTTACTCATTATGACTTCACATTTTTTTAAAAAATTATAGTTTTTAATTGGTTCGCTGTCATTTAATCTTAAAACATTTTTAGAATATATGTCTTTTGATGTCTGTGTGATTTCTCTTTTACTCATTATATATATAGTTTAGATATTTTATTTTTATAATTTATATAATTTATATATTTTTATTCTGTAAAATATACCGCCAATTTATCATAATTCCCACCAAACATTTTTACTTTATTTTCTATAACTTTATGAAATTGTTTTGATGTAATACATCCTTGTTTAAATAATGTAATTCTTAAGATGACCCAACGTCCACATGTAGTAATTTTATCATCCCATTTCTGATAATCAAATTTATTATTAGTATGTTTAACACTTTTTAGAAGATTATGTAAATAATCTATTTCTTCACCAAATTCTTTACGTTTTTGATTCGGTATAAATTTTAATTCATCTTCTTCAGGTAATCCATATGAGTCAAAAAATTCAAATCTATTTTTATATCTCAGTACACACGTCCAATGTCCTATATTAGTATTATTTTTCATATTATCAGTAAAAAATATAACTACATAATCTTTTTGTTTTGGTAATAGTTGATATATAGTTGAATAATTTTTTAAATCTTGAAATTTTATTATACGCAAATCATTACCTAATAAATTTTTTAGGTCTTCACTGTTAACCATGTAATCCATTATATATAATAATAAAAGAAATTAAAAACGCCTAAAAATTAACATTATTTTTTTTTATTTTTCTTACGGGATTTTTTGGATTCCTTTTTTATATATAAATTTTACTGGAAAAATCCCGTGACTTGCGATAATGAATAATATGGAACTAAAACAGTAAATGGTTAGTATATTTATTTTTAAAAAACTCACGGGATTTATTGGGAAAAAATACTTTAAAAATTCTGTATTAAGTTTAATAAGAAAAAAAAAATATCTAAATTATATTATATATATAAAAATGTTTATTTCAGATTTAAAACTTGGACAAAAATACGAACAAAAATTATTAGAACTACTACCTTATGATTCATTTACACATAAAGTAGGTTATTCCAAAAAAAAGGATATCAGCTTAGACGGATTTAATAAAAATTACGATTTAACAATAACAAAAGATGATATTACAACTAAATACGAAGTGAAATCAGATAGACGGGCGATAAATACGTTAAATTTAGCGTTAGAATTTGAATGTAGAGGTAAACCATCGGGAATAATGACAACAGAAGCGGATATTTATGCATATTTTATAATAAAACCAGATGATTTATTTGATTTATATTTAATACCTGTTGAAGATTTAAAAAAACTAATTGAAGAAAAGAAATATAAAAGATTAGTTAATGGAGGAGATGGGTGGTTAAGTAAAATGTATTTAATATGTCTAACTAGTTTAGAACAATATAAATTTAAACAATAATTTTAAAAAAAAATATATTCTTATTATAATATGAAAATAATAAGAATAGAACAATCACCAATTAAACATAAACGTTTAAGAGCATTTTTTAAAGATGGTTCACATATAGATTTTGGTTTATTTGGTGCATCCACTTACGTTGATCATAAAGACATCAAAAAACGTCATAATTATTGGGCAAGACATTATGAAAATAAAACTGAAAGACATTTAATAGATAATTTAATTTTATCACCTGCTTTACTAAGTGCTTATATTTTATGGGGTGCTTATCCAAATATTAAATTAAACATGGAATGGTTAAATCATAAATTAGTATAAATTATGTTCAGATACATATTTTGATGCTTGTGGTAAAGTTAAACCTTGTTTTTTCATTACTTCAGCAACAATATCGCCTCTTGCTCTATTTCCTCTTTTAGTTCCAATTAATTTTTTTATTTTACTTTTTGCTGGTTTTGGTTTTGGTTCTTCAATTTCTTTAAACATTTCTTCTAATGCTTCAAGAGGTTTTTCACTTGCTTTTTCTTTTTTAACTTTTTCTTTTTTAACTTTTTCTTTTTTAACCTTTTCCTTTTTAACTTTAACAGGTTTTTCAACTTTTGGGCGTCCTCGTGGTTTCTTTTCTTTAACAGGTTTTTCAACTCTTGGGCGTCCTCTTGGTTTTTTCTCTTTAACAGGTTTTTCAACTTTTGGACGTCCTCGTGGTTTCTTTACTTTAACAATTACTTCTTCTTCAATATGTGGCGGTGGTGGTTCAATTTCTTCAGGTATTTCAGCTATTTTATGTATTGTATGTTTTTTTTCATATTCTTCGTGTTTTTGTTTTTGTTCTGACAATTTTGATTCATTAATATGTCCAGTAATATGTTTAATAATTTGTTCTTTTGACATTCTCTTAAAATCTAAATCTGGATACATTGCCTTTAAAAGTTCTTGAAGTTCTCTTTTTTTACCATTTAAACCGCCTTCTGTTTTTATTGCTCCATATTTTGAATCAGGTTCTACGTTATAACTTGCTAAAGCATCTAAATAATGTAAGGTTTGTAAATCTTTTGGCGACATTGCTGAACCAAGATGTTTATATACTTCATTTCTTAAATCATTTTTAGTATGTTTTCTATTTGCTTTAAAACTAGGATCAATTTTTTTTAATATGTGAATAAATTCCTCACGTGTTCCTGTTAATCTACCGCCAAAAACAGTATGATGACCCGCCCCAACTAATGCCCCCATTATTGCTTTTTTTAGTAATTCTTTTCCAACAGGGACGACAACATCTTTAAAAGCAACACGACCAACATTATATAAAGTTGATCCTAATGCTTTACCAGCAGGTTTAATATAAGAATCATAAACACCGCCACCTATTTCACCTTCATCATCTGAACTATATTCACCTTCAGAAGATTCAGACATTAAATCACCACCTTCTTCATCACTATCACTTTCAGAATAATCACTATCGCTTTCAGTTTCATAATCACCACCTTCTAAAGGCATATTTTCGCTAAGCATTGCACCGCCTTTAACGGGTCTATAAACTATTCCAGAATATAATGGATCAGGATGTAGCGTATTACCGTTAATACTTCCATATGCTAAAGGGTGTCTCATATTCATGGGTGCTCCACCACCTTGTAAAAAAGTTCTTAATCTATGACGACTTCCATCACCTAAATTATATGGTTGTTTTCGAGATGAAACAAAACTATTCATATGCATTTCAGGGCGTGTTTTAATAAAACTATTTCTTATAGCATTTAATTCGTTTATGATTTTTTCATTAGATAACATTGACATTTTTTATATATATATATTATACATATAAAAAAAATAATTAAATAATATTTTTAAATTATTTATACATTTATCTTAGTAATTTATGTAATTTAGATTTTGTTATACAAACTTTTCTTCTGTGTTTTCCTCCTTCTTCATCTTCATGCATACCCATTATATTTTTCATCATTTTAGCAGGGTGCATATTTCTAACAAATTTGGAAATACCAGCAAATCCATGATGCATAGCACCGCCTACAGTTCGTTTATATAATTCTTCATCAATAACAGAGTGATGTTCTTGTTGTTTTGCTTCTAATACCATTTCTCTATCAAGCACAGCAGTGAATATGCTACTACTTCCAGTTTCAGTGACAAAATAACCACTGTTGAGACACATAATAATTCCTTCTGGTTGTATACTAAATGGGAACTGGTTTTCGAATGAGGTGACGGTAATTTGAAGGTTAAATTGTCCAATCGAAGAATTTGAAAGTAGGGGATTTAGACTTAGATATTTTGAGGGGTTGATACAAACCATTGAACCTATAGTAGGGACGGTTTTAGCTACACCTGCTTGAATTGCATTAGCAGAACCACCAAAAGAATAAAATGATTGATGACTTCCAGAATCAACACTCATATTATACACATTTTGAATAAGGGCAGAAGCAAGCAAACCACTTTGATTGTTTAGCGTGATGCTTATTGTATTGATTTTTAGGAATGAGT